GTTGCTGCCCAGCCCCACTGCGTCGAAGCTGGCAAGTCAAAACGCAGACGCCCCTCTTCCAGCACACCAGCCACAGACGGCCATGTCGGATCATCCAAGGTCACCATGCCGCCAACGACCGGCGCAAAGCCGCCGTCTGCGGCCCACACGGACACACGCATGACCGGCGGGGCCGGCTGTAGGGGGACGGGAACGGGAGGCGGGGACGGTCTGCGGCGATTGAGGACGGCCAGCAGACGACTAAACCAAGACATGTGGCTCCTTCAGTGTGGGGTTCACGATGGTCATCCAACACGGCTGACCCTTCGACAGCGCCTGCGCCAGTGCGCCTTGCACCTTCGCCAACGCCAAGCGGCTGGAGAGGATCGTATGCTCCGTGTGGGACAGGCCGACCAGAATACACCCAGACGTGTCTGCCGTGCTATTCCCGGCGTGGATGCGAACACCGGACCACCCCTGCCCCACGTCAATGAGCGGTAGCATGACGCCCCACCGCTGCGACTTGGTGATGGACACCGCGTAACGCCCAGCGGGGATGGCCGTCTCATGCAGAATCTTGAAACCCGGTGGGCGCACGGTGTCTTCCAACGTGTAACACGCATGGACCCCATCGATGGACAGGGTGCCATGCGTCTCGTCCGGCGTTAGCCTCGTCCGCGTCAGCAGCAGTTCCATTAACGATGCGTCATCCAATACAACGCCGCTGCACAGACCGCCGACAGCGTCGAGAGCGAGATGGTCGTAGCGCGACTGCTGCGGTCGGCCAGCACCGCAATCTCCATCTCTGAGGCGCGTGTCCTGCCGTTCAGGACGTCCAGCCGGTCCACGATGCTGGCAATCGCCGCCATCACAGCGGTGTGGCGTTCATCCAAGAGGCGCTGATGGTCATCCATTACGGCAACGACTTATACAGGGCTTTGATACGCGCCCGAAGCTGTGGCTTTGTCATCGACGGGACTGGAATGCATTCCCACAGGGCTAGCGCGACCGCTTGAAGCCGCTTGTCTGATGTCTCGCGTTCAACGTCCTCATCTTGCAGTTGCGCGTCCGTAGGATACGCGTATCCCTCAATAATGGGTTGCGCAACGCCTTGCAACGCGTCCGGTTGCACAGACCATGTCGAACGGTCATCTTCTGTCCCAATCGAGACGCTCGACACGTTAACGTTGGCCTGTTTCAATGCGGCGAATATACGGCTAGCCGTGCGCTTGTCCATGCTAATTCTCGATGCTTCCCGTCAACCCGTATGCGCTCGCCCCACTCCACGTAATCGATCCTGACCCTGCACCTTGCTCTTGCCACACATACGTATGACGACCGACCGGGACAATCTTCCGCAAGGACACATGATGCAAGACTTGCGCATTCAGCAACACGCCCGTGGCTTGCGACTGCAACGATGACGCCGACTTGGTGGTCGTACTGTCTTCGCCGATAGAGATGAAGCTCTGATACGTCGCGTCAGTTCCGCTGGCGGAAGCGAGTGTTTGCACCCGCACATCGACTAACACTTCAGCCACGCCCACCACGACATCGAGTTGGTTTGCCGTGTTCGCGTTCGCTTGTCTGAGAGTACCAGAAGTATAGGTCCATGATGCCGTCGTCTCAAAACGCAGCATTGGACGCACAGCGCGCTGGTAATAGTTAAACAGGTATCGCTTCGTCGCGGAGTCTTCGGTTTGCCCAGCCACGGTCGTTGTGCGGAACGTGCCAAGATACCGCCGCGTCACGTCTACTAACGCCCCATCGGGGCTTTTGACGTAAATGCCATCCTGCTGCGGCAACAACGTGGCATAGGTGCCAGCCGCAAACCGTGCCGTGTCACTCGTCCAAGCCGCAGACAACTCAAGCGCAAGCGATCCAAAGTTGTCATAGACGAACACGTCATACAACGCACTCGCAACAGCCGGAATGGCAATCGAGAGTTCGGCAAACGTGCGGCGAATCCAACTGGTGCCGTCATAGATTTCGCAACTGCTCCCACGGAACGGCGTCCAACGAACCGTGGTCGCTGCCGTCACATCAGCCGTCGTCACTGGCACACCCGTCGTCAGCGTCAACCGTCCCTGCGGGGCCGTGCCGCTATTCACATTAATGAATTTTGAGGGCGGGACAAACGCAGGACTTCCAAACGATGGCATTAGTAATCTCCACCAACTGCCGACACTTGCAACGCCGCAGCCACCGTCGTGCCAATCGTGACATACACACGATACGTCGCGGGCAACGAGATGTTCATGGCAATCAGGTTGTCCACTTGCGCCGCCACTTCAGACAACGTCGTCGCGGCAATTGTGGCTTCCGCATACAAACTGTTGTTCGTCGCGGTCGTATTGGCTGCGCCGTTGTTAATAAACACGCGCAACACGGTTGCTACCGCCGTCCCAGTGCTTCGGACCTTGATACTGTCAATGCGACTGCCGTTGACGCCAGCCGTGTAGACCAGCACCACCGTGCCGGTTCCATCTTTCGCGGTGTTGGCCGTAGTGACGGTTTGCCCAACAACAAAGATGGGCGTTTGTGCGAAAATCGGAAGAGCGGTAACCGCCATTTAAAAGCCTCCCAGCGTCGAATACAGATACAAGTTTAGCGGCGTCTTGATGCCGCCAGTCGGAGTCAGCAGGCCCGTCACAGCCACGGTGCTCGACAACGTGGCCGCACCCGTCACGCCAAGCGTGGTGCTCACCGTTGCGGCTCCCGTCACGGTCAACGCGCCCGTGCTTACAGTGCTCGACAGCGTAGCCGCACCAGTGACGTTCAACGTGCCGCCCACCGCATGATTTCGGCTCTGGAACAGGTCGCGAGGACGGCTCGCCCCCGACTTGCCGATGTCATAGGTCGCATCGACAAACAGCAAATCTTGGTTAATAGGGTTTGGCAACACCGCCACGGCTGTGGTTGCGGACAACAAAAGCGTTGATGTCGTGTTGGCGATGCCCACGGTGCGCGACAGCGTTGGAGCCGTTGCCGTAATGGCCCCAACCGTCGTTGACACATAGTACGTGCTGCCCGTCACCACCGCCGAGGGCGTCGAAACAATGCCTGCCAGACGAATGGTGCCCGCCGTGTTGATCGGGATCGCACTCACCGCCACACCAATGGCCTGACAACTTGTGCTGCTCACCGCGAAGTCCGCATCGGTCAGATACCACAGGCCCGCCGTCAGCGGCACCGCTTCCAGCCCCGACGACAAGTAGCAGACCTGTCCCGCCGTCACGGCCACGCCAACCGTGCCTTGGATGTCCAAGTTCACCGCCGCGCCGGGAACGGCCAAGATGTTGTCCTGGTCGTCAATCGTCGCCCCAGCAGGGGTCTTAATGACAAACCGCATGTTCGACCCGGCTGGCAGATAGGCCACATAGCGCCCCGCCGAGTCTGCCACGATGGGATTTGGGTTGGCGACAGTCAGCGCCGAGGTCGTGTACGTCAAGGCCAGCGTCGTTGTCCCGCCGGTATAGGTGTAGATCAGTGCGCCAGACACGGACACGCCATCGGCGTCCAGGACGGTCTGGTAGGGAGTGGGAGTGAGTGTGCCTGCCATGTGTATGTCCTATTGGTCCTTACGACGTTGCCCAAATGGCAGGTTCTCGACTTCGCCTTTAGCATTTAGGTTTTTGCCACCGCTCACGCTGACTTGTGCTTCCCTATTCGTTACTGGCTCTGCCACATTGCGGGCCGCGCTTTTCATGCCTTGTCTTTTGGCATGATACTGATCCCACGCGAATCTAATGCGCGGGTCTTTCTCTGCCATGTTTTCAACAAGCACGTCGCCAGCAAGAATTGATTTCACACGCGCTTTTATTTGTTCTTCTGTCGTTGCCGCCGCTCCAGACGCAGTTTCCCGCTGCGCTTGTTCGTTCAACTGCTCAAGCACGTTGTCGGGCGTCACTTTACCGGACGGCTTCGTCTTTGGCGCAGAGCCTTTTGGCGCAGACGCAGGGCGTGATGCAGGCGCACCCTGTTGAGGCACCGGTTCTTCGGCAGGCGCAGGCTCACTGAACGCTTCCGTCACACGTTGACGATTGCCGCTAGCATCCTGCGCCGATGACGAACGTGTCGCACGAATGCCCTTCGATTCCAGCCCTTGCAGTTGCTCGTTCTGTGCAGCAAGCCGCTCAGCCATCGTCGCAGACTGCGTCTCAAAGACTTGATCAATCTTGCCTTTGAGTGCGGCACGGACATCTGGGTCTAGGCTATCAGCTAACTCAAGATGATAGTCGGCCACTTGTCGTGCAGAATTCAGCGCATCAGGCGTCTGGGCCTTGAGCATAGACTCCACATTCGACAGATGCGTGTTGCTCAACTGCGCCGCCGTATGCGCCGTTGCAATCTCAATCCTCCGGGCATTGCGATTTGCCGCATCACTCAACGCGTTGTTCCGCGTACGCGTTTCTTTCTCTAACGCCAGCGTTTCTTGCCGTGCCCGAATGGCATCAGCCCGAGCAAAGCCCTCTTGTCTATGTGCTTCTGTCGTTCCTTCGCGGGACATACGAAGTGCATCTTGACGTTCAGACTCTAACGATTTTTCTACAGCTTTTTCTGCGGCAAGCTTTGCGGCATGTTCGCGAGATTCCAACATGTCGCCAACTTGTTGCGACCGTCTCAATTTGTTTTGATCGGCCTTCGTCCCAGCTTGTAGCACATCTCGTTCAAGGCGATCTGTATGCGCTTTTTGAAGCCTGAACAAATCAGCTTGCTGTTTTGCTGAAATAGTCTCCGACGTGTAGGCACGTTCGTCGGCTAATAGTGTGGCATCGGACGCTAGCTTTTCAGCACGGTCTGTAAGTTGTTGTTCTCGCCTCGTAGCAGCGTTTGCGTCTAGACGACGGTTTCGCTTTTCAACTTGAGCTTCATTGTAAGCACGTTCCTCAGCAATCTCAGCAGCAGTTTTTCGGCCAAAAAGCTTCAACGCAGAATTATAACCAGACGGCGCGCCAAACGCCCCAACCACGGCTCCAAGTGTGCCGCCTTCTTTATATCCTCCGTATGCACCGGTTAGCGCCACGCCTGGATTCTCTACCACGTTAAGAACCGTCTTTTTGACAATCGCTGGCACTGGAATTCTTGACACGCCACTTTTGACCGCAGCAATCGCTTCCGCTTTGCCAGCCGTTGTTAACGCTCGAAAGCTTGGACTGCCTTCAAGCAACGCCAGCGTGTTCAACGTGGCTTCGCCCATCTGTTCAGGGTTGCCTGATCCAAATTGCTCGCCAATTGACGCAACCGCTGGCCCCAGCCACGGGATAGGCGATAACGCGCCATACGCCAACCGTTCAGACATAGACTTTGCGTTTTTTGACTTCTCTATCAAGTCTTTTGCGCCTTGCGTTCCACTATCACGTAGCTTCTTTGGCGCATTCAACAATTCGCCAAGTGTAACGAACGGGTTGCTTGCTTCGTATCCTCGCTTGACAGGGTCAATCACCATGTTGGCAACGCCACCAACGAGGTTCTTACCCGCTTGATACACGCCTTCAGCGCCTTGCTTGAACGATGTGCTGATGTCTTGGTTGAAAATGTTCCGGTCTTTTGGATCAATAAGATCGGTTCTGTACGCTTCAGTAGACTGCTTCAGTTCATCTTCCGTACGAGGTCTAAAAAGACGAGCGGCGTCCTTTGGCGGAGTCTTAGAATCAGCTTGCACGTTAGCTGCTGTAAAGATCTCGTCAAGCTCCTGTTCGGTCGGTGGTTTGTCTCCAGTTATAGAAAGAGATTTTCCATTCGGAGCCGTAACGGTATACGTGTTTTGTGCCATAGCTAATTCACTACGACTTTGTACTTACCAACCACTATGGGCGTTTTTGGAGCAGCGTCTGGTGTGCTAATCCTATTAAGCTTCAAGCCTTTTTCCAGTTGAGTGCGCCTTTCCTCGGATAGGTCCGTAGGAGCAAACGCACGAATACTGTCGAAGTAGGCTTCTCTGTTTTGTTCGGCAACGGTGCCTTGACGAACAATGCTATCGCGAAACATTTTAAAAATTTCTTGCGTACTGCCAGTCACTGGGACGCCTGTGACATACGTAACCAATTGGGCCACATCGCCCTTGGCTGATGCTTGGTTCAATTTTTGTTCAAGCTCAAGACCAACATTACCAGTAGGAGACACCAACCGAGCGAGTCCAAGCGCCAACTCCGTCTGCAACACCAATGGAATTTTGTACTCGCCGGTCTTGGGGTCTTGATTCTGGCTAAAAATAGCCAACAAGTGTTTCGCTTGATTGACTTTTTGGTCTTCAAGGCCCATGCCTCCGCTTCTTGACGAAAGCGTCCGTTGCAATATTGCCTGATACTGCTTCTCAAACCCTTCTTGAGCCTTTGTCGAGTTTGGGTCGTATTCGGCAGCGGCCACTCGCGGACGTTCATAGACACGCGCGCCAGTTTTCATCTCCTGCGCCGTCATTGGACGTCGCACAGGTTTGCCGTCAGGTCCAGGGACAGTCACCATAGGCGGTACAACTGGTGCCCGCTTATACTCCTCAATAGACATAGGAGTACCGCCCGCTGCCACTGTATCGGTTACGTACTTTTGATATTGAGCAAGACTAACATCGCCAATGGTCGTCTTCGCGTTAGATGGTGTCACGCCAATGACTTGTCCGCCCAGCATTGTCGTTGTGCCAGGAGCAAGGCTCACAGCCTTCTCGCTGCCCTTCCGCATCAAGCCGATGAGCAACTGCTCTTGACCTTGGCGACCTTGGTCTTGACCACTGGCAATCAACGCATCCAAGTCTGATTGCTTGTAGATGCCATTAGCAACAAGAGACGAACCAACCCCATTGACTGCATCAGCCCATGACGTTTGCGACCCATCAGCCTTCGGCGCACGGAACATCGCCAGCGCATGATTTGCGGCTTGCGCCACGGTGTCATTGCGTTTTTGCACAAAATCGGCAATGTCTTGGTTCTGCTTGCCAACGTTCACCATCAGTTTGTCAGCGTATGCGCCATACCCCGCCGCATTCAATGCTTGTCGCGTCTTGGCTGGGTTGAACGTCTTCTGCCCAAAGTCACCTTGGTCAAACAGGTTTGAGTAGTCAGGCGACGGTGGACCTTCATACCGAGACGTGCCAGTCGCAGGGTCGCGCTGATAGTTAGGATCTGGGCTTTGATCCAAGGACGCCAGGAACCTAACAGCCTCTTTGCCCTTGGCCTGTTCAGCCCGTTCAGTCGCCTTATCAGCAAACTCCAACCGCGCTTGCGCTTGCTGCTCGTTCTTGAACGCTTGGTCCTTACCGGCTTGAATCTGAGCAGGAATGCCGCTCACAATCTTGCCCACGTTCTCAATCGCCCCGCCGTAGGCTTGCCCACGAATCTCAGCGGCTCGCGCCTGGGCACTGGCCGTATCGACCAGCGCCTTGGCCTTGGCGTCTTCGCCACGGCTCAAGAGGTCGGCAATGGTGCTGACGTACGGGTTCCGATAGGCCTGGAAGTCAAACGCCATTAGGCACCCGCCGCGTATTGAATGTCGCTCATGCGGTCGCGCTCGTACTGCCGCTGGTTGTTAATCTTGGTCTGATACGCCGCCATCGCATCATCGTACGCTTTTTGCGTCTGGTTGTAGGCGTTCGTTTGCTGGTTCTGGTACAAGTTGCTGTTGGTGTTAAACGCGCCAGACTTCCGCGCTTCGGTGTCTTGGTTGTAGGTATTCCCGGCTAGCGCATTGGTCGAGTACTGCTGGAACGCGTTCGCGGCGTTGGTGTTGTACGTGTTCAGGTTCCGGTTATAAACGTTGCCGTACTCTTGAGACGCCGCTTGCTGGCCGTAGTCCAGCAGTCCCTTCATGTTGCCGCCCGTGTTCGTCACGCCACGCGCTGCCCCAGAGTTTTCCAATGCCCGCTGCCCTTCGGCCAAACGGAACTGGTAGCCGGGGTCTTGCCCCATCTCTGCCGCCGTCGGTGCCGCAAACGGTGCAGGAGCCGCATACTGCGGAGCTTGATAGGCGGCACCGGGCGTGTAGGTGCCGGGGTTCGCAATCGGCCCCTGCTGGCCCATCATGTCGCCCAATGTGGGAGCGGGCGGCATCTCACCGGGCTTTTGGTTCTGCAAACCATTTGGGCCAAGTCCAAAGGACGCCAGACGTGCTGACCGCTGGGCGGGGGTTTCGGTCAACGCCGACGCGGTTGCTGTCGTGGTTGACCCGCCGCCACTGTCAGGATGTTCGTCCCATTGGATGTATGGATTGCTATCGGTAGACCCAATAGCCTTTGTCAAAAAGTTCCCGTTGTACGCGAGTTGGTTCAGTTTCGAGCCAGTGCGCGTCACCCCCGTGGCAAATCCACCGTTCTTGTTGTTGGCGTCAAGGAATTGTTGAAGTCCAGCGGGTGTCTTTGCGCCAGTCCATGCCAGCCATGCGGCCTTCAGTTTGACAGGGTCGTAGCCCGCGCCGGTCTGCGTTGTGTTTGTCGTATTTGCGGCTGCGGCTTTTTCTTCGTCTGTGTACTTGTCCGTCTCAGCCTTCGCCATCGACTCAAACATCTGCTTTGTGATGACGATGTCTTTGCCACGCATGTGCTGCAAAACTTCTTCATCTGACACGGGCCGAGTAATGCCAAATTCCTTATACCAACCACGGACAATCGCCATGTTGGCTTTTCTTTTTGAGTCGTAGTCCGACTGCGTCGTTGCGTTGGCGTTTGCCTCAGCCGTTGCGGCTGTTATTTCGTCATCCGTAAGTGGCGGCATTACACGTACCTCGGTTGTCCGGTCAGGGGATCAATGCTGTCATCGACGGGCGTGGTGTATTGCTGGTCTTCCGGCACAATCAGTGCCGCTTGACGCAACGCATCCGGCTCAACAAACGTATCGAGTGCCTCTTGCGGCTGACCGTAGCCCATCATGTCGCGCAAGTAGTTCATCTGGTTGGTGTGCTGCCCACGAACCTTGCTCGCCGTGCGACCACCGGACACGTACTCTGCCCGTTGATTAGCCGCAGTATCGCCAGACATGCCGTAGGCGTTTCTCAACCCAGCCACATCAGCTTTGTGCTGACCTTGCGATGCTGCGTTCGCTCGCACTTGATCAAGAAACGACTGGTGCTGCGTGAAACCCAGCGACCGCTTGGCAGCGTCGTCTTGCAACTTTGCGGACGCATTGGCCGCGTCAGTCGTGAGTTTTGCGGCACGAGATGCCGCGCTTGACTGCATCTTTGCACTAGCAATACCGCCTATTGCGGTAACTCCGGCAGCGATAACTGGTACGGCAGCTACTGGCACGACAGCACCTCTACATGTGACTGCATAATCTCAATCCTTAACTGATCAAAACTGACCACAAGCGGGCACTCGTTTTCAACAACCAGTGTTTCGTATCCCGTCCACAAGGCCCAGCGGTTGTAACACGTCACCGCTTTCCAGACGAGTCCGGCTTGGAGCATCCCAATCGTCGCGCCGACCATCGCGTCATGGACCGCATCGTCAGGATGTGCGGCGTGTTGTTCGTCTGTTCGAATCGTGTCGAGCATGGCATGGAACCATGCGCCCATCCGCTTGGACTCACGAGACAGCAACGCCCACTTTTCAACAGGCAGACTATAGAACGCGGTCAGTTTCTGTGACTCGGCATTCCACGCAGACAGGCTTTCAAACTGCGGCGTAAACCCAGCTAGTCGTGCCAACCCTTTTGCCGCAAGGTTATCGACAGGCACCTTCGTCAGCACTTCGACGCACGGCGTAGACGTAAACATGTACGCCATCGCATCACGCATCGCGTGAATAGCCGCTTGTTTAGGCCGAGACGGGTCAAACAACGAATGCACCTCGTACCGACCAGCGCCGTGGTTCACGCAGATAAACCCGCCAGCCTCGCCTAGCAGCGCAATATTAGATGGTTCAGTCACAATTGCCGTCAAGTCGGCGACACCATCTCCACCAATCCACGGACGTACCGAAGGATGGTTCGCAATAACGTTGAATGCCGTGGCGTCAACCGTACGACGCACCAGCCGTGTTGCGCGAAACGGAGGGATGACGTTCAAATCAGTTGCTCGCACACCACGTCCAATCGATACTGCATCGGAGTTACCCCCACGCTGGCATACGTCGTCGCATAGGTGATGGTCGTCGCATCACCCACGCTGATGAGAGCGGACAACGAGGTCGTGGTCGCCAACGTGTTGCCCGTCATCGCCGTGCTACTCAGCGTACACGCGACACCCGATGTCCAGCCGAACGTCACAATCAGCGACGAACTGGTCGTCGCCACGCGCGTCACTTGCGTCGTCATCGACACGCGATAGACACCCGGCAGCACCGACAGGATCGGCAGTGCCGTCGTCGTAATCGACGCGGCTTGCGTCGTTAAACTGACTGACGACACGGTTTGTGGTCCGGCATTGATGCGGTCAATGAGCGACAGCAACCAGTAGCGCATGGCTTGCGTCACGCGTCCAGTGATGCTGTTGTTCAGCACCGGTGTCTCGACAATGACACCGGGCACCGGAGCCAAATTCAACATTACGATTGCCCTAGGAAATGACGCCCGTCAATCAGTGCGCCCACAATGCGCCACGGAATCGGGTCCGTCACCACAATCTCAGGCACCCACATCTGCTGCGAACTTGCCAGGCGTGTCCAATACACATTCTGCGTATACGCGCCTAACGTGCCAGCCGTGGCCGATAGACTGCCTGTCCACGTCTTCACATCTGCACTCGTCCGCAGCAACACTTGCGGGTTGGACCCTTGGCCGCTGACCGCGCCCAGCCCCGGTTCCATCAACAGTTGGAATCGCGACACAAACATTCGTTTGGCTTGCGGGTCCACCCAAATGGGCGGGGGAATCCGCAACCGTCGAATGAGGTCGCCGTTACACTCGCTGGTAAATGTAATGTCCATCTCGCACAACATGCCTGTGCCACGGTTGCCCACCAGATGCTTGCCAAAGGCATAAGCATGGTTGCGCGGCCCCCAGACGCCATAACTGCCCGTGGCCGTATCCCACACGCCCCGCTCATGCCAGAGTCGCGTGGTCAGGTCATAGACCCACGTCGCGTTGGCCGCAGGAAATGTCAGGCAGTAGAACGTGTGCCCTTGGTCACTGTACGTCACGGCTTCCGCGTCCGTAATCCCCACCGTCCGCGCATAGCCCGCAATCGCCGTCTCGACGGCATACGTGCTGACGCGCTCAGGCACGAGTCCGTTAGCTCCAATGACTTGCCCTGCCCCATTTGAATTCTGCGACAGCCACATCATGCTGCTGCCGACTAGCTTTACGCTCGCTGGCGCACAGGTGCCATAGCCAAAGACGCTGCCAGGCACTGGCTGGAACGGGAAAGGCGACGTGCCCGCGTCATACCAGACTTCGCCGGTCTGCTCGCCAATCAGCCAAATCTGCCGGTTGCTATCGACGGTCATCGACACCCACGGATCCGGCGCGATGCTGCGTTGAGCAAACTGCGTCAAGTCCCACGTCGCCCCGTCATTCAGATTGCTGATGTAAAACGTCGAGGTTGCGGCATTGAACGCCAAGAAGTAGCCATCAATCATGCCCACGCTGGTGGTGATGCCTGCCAGGTTTGCGACCGCTACCAACGTGTTGGTCGCAATGGTCAGCAAATAGCCATTTGTGCCAGACCCGATCAGCAGTTGCCCGCCAGCCGCGCCGTTGCTGGCAATGCTCGCCATGTTGGGGTCGTTGACGACCGTGCCGCCCGTGACAATGGCCGCGCTATTCGTGGCAAAGACTTGGTAAACACTGGCCCCCATCACGGCGTAGCACCGTCCCGCCATCGCAAACAAGGCGCGGCAGTTGATGTCGCTGACCGTGACGTAGTCCTCTTGACCCGGACACGGATATAGCGCGGCTGGATACGGTGACGCTGGCGACTGAATCGGCTCAGGATACCAATTCATCGTCCGCTCAAGGTCAGCCCACGGACTCTGCGACTCATTCGACCCGTAGACGAAGCCCGGATACAGCGGCATATTAGGTGTCCGAGTAGATGTTGTAGTGTGGCCCTGCGCCGCCAAAGAGCAATCCCGCCACGCCGCTCGACAGGTCGCTCAACCGCTGGTTGCTGCGTTTGATGTCCGCTTTGCTTTCCATGGCCGCTTGCTGCAAATCGACCGTCAACGGCGCGTCAAATGCCGCCGCAATCTCTTTCGCCAGCCCCGTTCGCAGGAACCGACGGTAGCCCGGAGGCAGACTGATCGTGTCTGTAATTGCGGCAAACTCCGTCACTGGCACAGGCGTATAGATAACCCCTTGCAATGTGAGACTGGTCGGCAACGGCCAGAGATACAGCAACCCCAGCCCCGCATTGAACGTGGGGTTGTAATACGCGGCTTGCGGATAGACCGAGGTCAACCCCTTCTGCGCGATACCCGCATAGGCGTCTTCCGTCAGCGCCGTGCCGAGGTTGTACTCAATCGTCGGCGTCACGCTGGTGTCTTGAAAACCCACGTTCGTGATGTTCATTGCACTCAGAGGACGCACGCAGTTGATGGTGCCGCCAGACCCGACCGTGTAGTTGGTTGCCCCGCTAATCGTCCAGGTTGTGCGCGCTTGGCTATAGACGGTCAACCCCTCAGTCGCAAGGCTGTTGATCCAATCGTTCAACCGTGCCAGCGCAAACGCCGCATCACTGGCAGACGCCGTTTCGTTGATTTGCAGGATCCGTAAATCCTGCATCGCTGCCGTAATGAGTTGGCTGACCGTCATAGACCCTTACACCTGATACAAGGCGTTCATCAACGTAGCCGTCGTGGTCGTGCTGTTCACGCGGATGCACTTGAGCGGCAGAATGGTGCCAGCCGTCACCGTGAACTGTGCATTCGACCCGTCTTCAAACACCGCCACCACAATACCAGCCCCGCCCACAAAGATGGCGTCCGCAGGAATGGCTTTGGTCGCCGCGCTGGCCGCATACGTGCTGCCGTCAAAATTGACGGTGTCGCTCTTCGTAATCAGAATCGACCGGTTATAGGTGTTGCTCTGTTGCGCCATTTAGACGACCTTTCGCGGACGACCAGCCTTGCGCTTCACCGGTACCGCTGGCACCTGTTCATGCGTGGCGTCATCCGCTTGTTTGGCTTCCGCACGGGCCAGTTCGCCCATGCCCTGATCGGCATAGTGCCGCTGTGCCGTCACTTCGGCAATGCCGCGCATATCGCGTTCGTACTTCGCCATCGCGAGGTCTGGATCCAGCGACCAGCCATCTCGCACGGCGTTGTCGCGTTCGTATTCGCTCTGGACAATCAACTGGCAGGACCGAGAAAACGCTTCGCCCACCGGGTCGCCCACAGCGGCAAGCGGGTCGCCACACATAACCTTGCCGTTCTCACGGGCAAACGCTTTGTAGAGCATCGTTGGGAACGCCTCAAAGCCGTTGGCATTTTTGCCGCCATGACGCTTCTGGGTGTTCCACTGCTGCATTTCGCGGGAGTACTCGCTGTCCGGGTTGTGAATAATTGCCATCTGCCCATGCCTTTGGAAAGTGAGGCGAGACTGCCATCGACAGCCTCGCCTCTGAAGAGAAATTACGCGACGGTGCCGGTGATGTTCGTCACAGTGCCCGCAATCGGGACCGCCGTAAACGAGGTCCACAGTCCGTTACAGGCCATCGCTTGCATCGCAATGGGCGCAGTCGCATTGACCGTGACGGCGTCGTAAGACGTGCCCGCGCCGGACAGCCCGCCCGTGAACGTCAGCACATGCGCCGCCGCGCCGTTGCCAACAATCGTCAGGAGACAGCCGTCCATATCCTTGGTCGGCACCGGGATGGTCAGCGTAATGACCGAGGTGCCGTTGAGGATGACGCGCACATCGGTGCCGCCAGCGGCAGCGCCAGCGTCGAGGTCGCCGTGATGCTTTGAATGACCACCGCCCGCGCTGCGGGATAGGTCACGGCCGTCTGCGGGGCCGGAACGGCAAAGTCACTCGCCAGGCCATGCGTGACGTTCGCCGTCACCTTGTGCGCCAGGGTCGCACTGCCGTCAATGCCACGCTGCACCGGCACGGTCAGACCAGACACGTAGCTCTGACCGACCTTCATCATTTCCTGGTCCACCAAGACCAGACGGCCAGCGGAGACCGATGTGGCCGACGCGACCACAATCGAAACATCCGTCACCGCTACCGCACTCGTCAGTGTCGTCGTTGCAAACGCCATAACTTAACCCCACACCCGCGCTGCAAGGCGCGCCTGAATCGTTGCCGCACCAATGAGAATGTCGAGACGGCTCGGGTTCTGGTCCGTGCCAATCTGGTACTGCTCGACCATGCGGATCGAGAAGCCAAGCGCCTTGCTCCGCACCGTGGTCGATTCTGCGCCCGCACCGGGCTTCATCAGGTCGGCCATGACGAACGCAAAGGCGTCCGGGTGATACACAAACGACTGCGGCGAGGTCGTGGTCGCGAGCGTCCCAGACGACGCCGAGGTTGCGCCCAGCACGGTGATAACCGCGTTGTCCACCGGGGAGGCATCGACCGTCTGAAGCTGACCCGAGGTCACAATCGACGGGCTAATCGGCAGAGTCGCCATCGCACCCGACGAGTCCGACGTATCGGCAGTCACCACGAACTGCTGGAGACGACCGGTGGACGAGTAGGACAGCGGGTTGACCGAGTTCACGCCGCCGATGGTGAAGATGTCGCCCTTCTTGAGCGTGGACGCACCCGTCGCCCAGCCATCCGTCGCCAGCACGTTGCCGGTCTGGTTCGCGCCGTTGACCAGCGGGGTCGCGGCCGTGAACGTGCCGGTGGTGTGGGTCGGACGCACTGGGTCTTGCAGCCACTTATCGACGCCAAGCTGACGACGCCCGAACATGCCTTCTTCGTAGTTCTCCGAGATGATGGCCGTGGGGTTGAACAGGCTGCTGGTGGTGTTCGCCAGCGTGGACATGGCGAGCGGGTCCAGCACGGCCACACGGCCCTTGAGCGGGGTCGAGAGGTCGGTGAGCTTGACGCCAGCCTGAAGGTAGGTCAGGGTCGCACTCGGGGTCGTGCCGGGAGTGCCGACGGCGCTATAGATGTCGCGGTAGACCGCTTGAAACGCCAGCACTTCAGCCGCGTTGGCAAGGGCTTCGGACCCCGGCTCAACGTAACGGGTGCGGATGTTGTCAAGTTCGGTCGTCGCCTGCTGGCTGCTGTAGCCAAACGCGACGTTCTTCTGGTTGGTCAGCGAAATCGGGACCGTCTGGTCATACAGGTTCTGGAGTTGCAGAGCCTGACCATCAGTCACCGTGAACCGCTGGGGCAGACGCGCATTCACGGTATTGCCGACTTTCGCGCCAGCAATTTCGTACTGCGAGTCGTACGTGCGGTTGACGTTCGCGAGGAACACCAGCTTGTTGATGAAGCCTCGGGCGACTTCCTTGGTCGTCCACGAGGGGGTTGCGAGCGTATTAGCCATGAATGGTAATCCTGTGCTACAGACGACCCGCTTGACGGTCTACGGCGTTCATGCGACGGAAATGCTCATCCATCGATAGGTCGTCGTTGATTTCAAACGGGTCAGATACGGGGGGCGAAGTGCCCAGCGGCTTGATGGGCGCTTTCGCGGAACTGACGACTCGGGCTGGGCCGCGAGGAGAAGAAGCAGCTTCGAGTCGGCCTTCGAGTTTCCCCATTTCCCGGTAGGTATCTGCCGGGTGCAGCGTGGAGAGTCGCTGAGATTCATCAGGATGTGCCGACAACCATTGCAGCAACTCAATCCCCAGCGGCGAGTCCTTGACCAGATGTTGCATAGGCAGGCTCATCGGCGTGTCAGGATTGAGTTCGGCGTCCAAGTTTGGGTTCTTGTCACGCGCCGCCGTCAATCGGTCCGTCCATGCGGTATCGAGACTGGCCTGATACCGCTGGACGCGGGACTGCTCGTCGCGTTCTTGTCGCTGCGTTTGGCGTTCCTCGTCGCGGACATCCGAAACAAACGTCGCCATCGCCATCGAGTAGTCTTCGTAGGCGTCAAACTGGTCAACGGTCGGCACACCGGGCATGGCCTTAAACCGTGCCCATTCACTGCCAGGTGCAGGCGTAGGCGCAGATTCAGGCTCAGGCTGACGCGACAGTTCGGCAATGCGGGCTTCGGCGGCTTCTGCGCGGCGTTCTGCGGCCCGTTGCTTGCCAACCGCAGACGACACCGCTTCCGTGGCGCTTTCGCGACGGTTCTGGCGTTTCTCAACAGGCACAGCCGATTCAGCAGGCGCAGCGTCAGCGACGGGCGCGTCGTCTGTGTCAAAGGCCGCACTAATCTGCTCGGCAGTCTCATGGTTGCTGTCGATGGTGATATCGCCGTCCGTGACCTGTCCTGCGTCTGTCGTCATATGCCTCTAAATAGGGTAACTGCCCAATAATCGGAACGTGCCAGCATTGTATGTCAAATATTTGACTATTTCTTGTTCCGTGCCTGAATCGCCTTGGATTTCGCCCGTGCATCTTCTTTGCTCGACGCGCCCCAGGCTTTCAGCGACAACGCCAACCGTGACGGCTCCCCATTGGGCTTGGTCATTGGCCCTAACATGTTGCCCATGCGGGCCAAGAAGCTGGACCGGCGTGGATTGTCGCCAGACTTGACCGGTGCGCGAAGCGTCCCGCCCGTTTCGGCGTGATACGACGCTCGGCCTTTGGCGTTCAGACCACCTTCGGGGTTCTTGCCTTCTTTGCGCGTCCACGCGGCACTCATGGCGTCTCGCTTTCTGAAACAGTGCCTTTTTTCGGCACAGGGTTCGGCCCCAACCACGCTCGCGCACAGCAATTGCACACAAACAGTGCGCCGTCTTGCTCGGTATCTGCCGAGTCGCAAAACGGGCACACCGGATTACTGTTGCTGGGCATCGAGTGCCTGGTCCTCAGGACTGCCTTCCATGTCCTTGCCGCCGTTTTGTGCCGCCAGCGCCGCATCTTGCTGCTGGTCTTGCGCGGACTGCTCCCGCGTCTGCATGGCTTGCTGCTGACCCATCTGCTGGTCTTGGATGTGGTCCTGTGCGGACTGTTCCTGCGCGTGACCCGCTTGCATCGCCGCCATTTGCTGTTGATGCTGTTGCTGCGCGCCCATGCCCACTCGGTTTACTTCCGCTTGGTAAATCGCGCTGGACTGGTCAGCCCGAATCTTCATCTCAGCGATGGCGAGTTGCGTCTCGTTCCGCATCCGCTCGATTTCCAGCTTGGCTTGCTGGTCGCTTTGCGCCGTCTGCGCCTGCATCTGGAGTTTCTGACCGTCCATCTCCAGCAACTTGGTTTTTTCGTCCAGCGCCTTGGTCAACTGCTCAACCATCTGTCCGGCTTGCTGCAACTGTTGCTGCAATTGCTGCGGGTCAGGCCCGTCGTCGTGCGCTTGCAGCGGCGGCGGAAGCATTTTCTTGACGCGCTCGGCGGCTTCCAGATGGCCGGGGAAATCGCGGAACTTCAGGTAGATGTCGCCCAGCATCGGAAACAGGCTCGGGTTCGCCTGGAACAGATTGCCCATCTCGTCCGCGCCTTCTTCGTTGCGGCTCTTGTATGACTTGCCAATACTGACCACCACGCCGTAGCGGCCCTTTTTCAGGTCGTAATGCAGCACCTTGCCTTGCGGACGCGGCGGAGGCACAGGCGGCGCTCCGGGCATTCCCATAGGCGGGCCTTGCGGCGGCATCCCCATGCCCATCTGCGGGGCGGCTGGGGGCTGCGGCGCGGGCATGGCTGGCATTGGGCGCTTAGTCTGCGGATTCATCGTGAACGGCTGGTTCAGCATGACCGTCTTGGCGTTGTCCTCACGGTCGAGGATGCGAGCCACGCGACCGGGTCGGTCATAGATGAACGGAATCAAGTCGAGCACCACCTTGGCTTCGTACGTCAGGCTGATTTCCGCAAGGTTGTCAAGGAAATGACTAGATCCAGCGGTGTGCTGGTTCTGCAACGCCAGCACGGCGCGACCACTCTTGGCATTGGTCGCTTGTTGCCCCAGTGCCGACTCGTAGGCACCCGTGCCTTCATGGATAAACTCCCGCGCTTGCTGCAACAGCAACATGCTCGGACCCAGCCGCGACGTATCGACCTGCGTGCGTTGCGGCGGGGGCGCAGGCGTCCCGTTCAGACTGACGTTGCGGTAGCGCAGATATGGGAAGTTGCGAACATTCGCCAGTTGCCACTCTTGTTCGTGGCCTTCCTCTTGGCCTTCCACCATCGTGTACGGCGCTTTGGTTTCAAGGCTTGCCATTTCGACGGCACTGGACGCGCTGTAGTTCAGCAGCCGCACGGCATCCTTGTTTGGCTCAATCATGCCGACCCACCGCCGCTCGGCTTCAAACGGAATCAGTTCGCGGCCCACCACCGGAATAATCGGGATGTAGCGCCCATCCATCGCTTGCTTGGGTTCCAACTCCTCGACGGCGTTGATGGTGGACCAGTACAGAATGGGCTTCTTTTCCACCTTGACGCGGGCATCTGCGCCGGTTCTGGCGGTGCGTCCCTCGGGAATCGCGTCCTCCATCGACTCCGACCCGTCATCAAGCAGCACCTTGCGGCTCGTCTCGTATTCCAGCCGGTAATACTCGGCCACACGTACGGCACGGGCTGCGCCTTCGCTGCCTGACACCCAATGCTGCGTGGTCGTGCCGATAGTGGACAGTTCCTCTTCGGAGTAGCTCGCCATCTGGCTGTTGGGATACCGGCGCTTGTAGGTGTCCCACGGCATGTCGTTGGTGAGGAACGCCCACTGCCCGTCCGAGTAGTCCGGTTCCTGCGAAAACGGGTCCAGCACCACGCTGCCTTGCTGGAGAATGCGCTTGATGATGATGCGCTGGTCAAAGGCGTCGTCGCTGTCCGGGTCCGGCTCGGTAATGACGCGGTAATAGCCACGGCCCGCCTTGACGGCGCGTTCAAACGCCCAACTCCGCGCCAGCCCCGCACGGCTTTCCACCTCAATGCGCCGATACAGCCCCTGAATGACTTCAGCGGTGTCGTCGCTGGCTTCGTCCGACAACGGATGCACACTGACGCCTAGATGCGCGGCTTTTTCGGCGTTGAGCACCAACTGAATGGGATGGTCGAGGCTCGGGATACTGAGCATGGGTCGCTGCGGAATGGCGACCCCACCAATCAGTTGCGGTTTGCGTTGGTCTTTGACATCAGTCGGCCAGCACAGGTCCGGCACCTGGAACTTCAGCGCATCGACCTCGCGGTGACGCTGGTCGACATCCGCGTCAGATCCAATCTTAAACCGGTCGAGTGCTTGCTTCAGGTCGTCGGTGTATGCCATGACTTAGTGCGCCATCCAGCTCGAGCTTTGCGCCCACGCCCGTGACGGGCGAGAGGACGGAGTCGGCGGCACCCGCATCTGCGAGCGCCCCGAAATAATTAGATACCGCGTGGCGTCCATCAAGTGGTCGCCGCTTTTGACAATCTTGCCTTGTTCGTCGCGGTGATACTTGCGGAACTCGCTGCGCCAATTGCGGAGATGCTCCTGCACCTTGAGTCGCCCGGACACCAGTAGATTCCACGTCTCAGTAATGCCCGCTTCCACGGCGTTGACCGCTGGGTCAAGCTTCAAGCCCAGCCGTCCATAGATTTGGATCAGCGTCCGTCCGTCAATTTGGCTGCTGCCAGACGACGCCGGGTCAATGACACCGGACATCCACTCGCCACGCGCCTTGATCGCTTCCGCATGGCTCGCCGGTTCGCCCTGCCCCTGATAATGCTCGTCGTACAGCACAATCTGCCCGGAACCGGGGTCTTGTGCGCCCCAGATGACGGCGGTGCGGTTCCAGCCTACGTCCATCGCGTAGACCCGTCGCCACGTCTCGGGAATCTCGGCGGTTGGGACGAGGATGTCCTTCTCGCTGATGGGGTAAATCGCCCCAGACCCCAGACTCGGTTCGCCTTCCGTCCGTGCCGCAATCTGGTAGGGCGGCGTGGTCGCCATCAAGGCCCGACGCTCGTCCACATCCAGATGCGGCACATCCTTCCATCCCGCTTGGATGAACGTCTTGAACTCAGCCGAGGCGTCTGTCTCCGGCTCCAAGAAGCCCTTAACGACCGCACTCATGCCTTGCAGCGGGGTGAACGTCACCATCACGATGCCCTTGGTGGTCACCGTGCGGTACAACATCTCCGTGTAGCAATCGGCTGGTGGTTCTTCGTCGCACCAGATGACATGCTTGGAGGTGCCTTCAAAGCTCGGTCGGCCCTGCTCGTAGGTCTTCAGGCCCAACAGACTGGACCCGCCGCTGCTGTGCTTGATGACCGCGCCTTCCAGCGCCCCGGGCAGACCGCGCGAGCTAATGGTCGACAGAATCAAATGCGCCGGAATCATGCCGGTGCCGGGGAGTTGCACCGACCCCAACAGCTTGGCTTGCACAATGTCCCGCGTCGTCTGACTGTTGGTGCCGACGGCCCAGCATTCAACGGGCATCTCAAACCGACGGCCCGTCCACCAGGCCGGATACAGGCCGGTGAGGTGACACGTCAGTTCGTACGCGCCCGCTTCCGATTTGCCCACGCGGTTCGCGGCCATGAACAGTCGTTCCTTGAAGACTTTGCCTTGAGCAAAGAACTCCAAGTGGCGCGGATACAGGACACGGGCGGTCGGGCCGCTGTCGGCAAAGAACGTCGTAAATCGCGCACTCGACCGACGAGCCGCCTCGTCCATCAGTCGCTGATACAGCGCTTGTTCGTCGAGTGTCAGCGGCATTACTTACGGAAACCCATGAGCAATTTTGCCAAGTCTTCAGATGACAACTGGGTCGGCCACCCTTTCATTTCATTTGGTTTGATAACCGGCACTTCTTCCATCTCTTGCAAGTTAGGAATAGGTTTCCTGCCAAGTAATGTCAACGGAGACTTCTCGTCCAACCCCAGCTCGTCTTTGATCAGGCTAGGCGCAACTACACTTGCCATATGCCATGCGTTTTTCCACGGATGCGGGTTCCCACGTTCACCAGCCGTCAACGCTTCGTACACCATGTCTTTTAACAAGTAGGCCGCTGCGGCCATTTTGTTACGTGGACCTTCTTCTGCCGTGCCTTCTTTTGCCCGCAAAGACAGCATGTCACCCATCGTGCCCAGTGCGGCCTTGGGTTGCTGTGGCATTAGTCCTGCAACTTCTTGAGTAG